AAAAAATCGTCATTGTTAGGTATAATAATTACATGCGGGGGTGATATTGATAATGGCAAAGCAACCGCCTTTAGGCACAGGTGAAAGGTTTAAGCAGCTAACCGCCAAACTCAGGCGTCGTGGCGTAGACGACCCAGAGGCTTTAGCTGCGTGGATTGGCAGAAAAAAGTATGGCAAAAAGCGTTTCCAAGAGTTAGCCCAGAAGGGTCGGAAACGCTAAAATAGGGGGTGAAGATTTATGATAACAAGCGGACAGCTTAACTTGTTGCGTGTGGGTCTTACTGAAATCTTAATGCGTGAGTTTCAGAAGCCCAACATTTACGGTCGCATTTACGAGGTAGAAACATCGGACAAAGAATACGAGGAGTATCAGCACATTGTTGGTTTGCCTTCGCTTCCTGAATGGGACAGCGACGGCGCAGAGTTGCCGTTTGTAACGGCTTCTAACGGTTACAAAGTGTTGTTTGTTCACAGGGACTACGGTTACGCATGGGCGATTTCAAAGCGACTGATGCGTGGAGACCAGTATCAGGTTGTAAGCGGACGCCTGACGCGAACTGCTGTTAGGGCGTCTCAGAACACCATTGAACTGTTGACCACTGCTTTTTATGCTACTAATCCGACTTGGGTGGACGGGAAGCCGTTGTTTGCGACCGACCATCCGTTTGAGGGCGGAACTTATAGCAACCGACTGAATGCTGCTTTAGACGACCTCTCTTTAGCTGAAGCCTTGAGACTGTTCCGCAGGGCTGTTGATTGGCGTGGCAACCCGATTATGATTGAACCTGCCGTTTTGATGGTTCCGCCTGAGTTGGAAGTGAGGGCAAAGGTTCTGGTAGGCAGCATGGCGTATCCGTCCGCTTCAGGTTCGCCGTTCCAAGCCAATGCGGGAACCGTTAACCCGTTTAAGGGCACTTTAGACGTCGTTGTCAATCCTTATTTGACCGACACCAACGACTGGTTCATCTTTGCGTCGCCTGAAATCGGTTCTCTGAAGTTCTTCTGGAGACAGAAGCCTGAAATCGTGACAGAAAGAGACTTCCGCACACAGGGCATTATGAATGCCATTACAATGGCGTTCAGCTTCGGTGCAGTAGACGTTCTCGGTATGGTAGGTTCCAGTGTGGCTTAGCGTTGACGGGGATGGCGGTCTAGAAAAACGATGAAAAGGGGGAACTGGTAACAATGATAGAAAGCATTTACGAATGGGATTTTTCTTGGATAAGCGTTTTAGCTGGTGCTATCGGTGGTTTCGTCAACGCCGTAGTCTCCAGCGACGCTTTTGTTCTTCCGTCTGTTAGCGGACGCAAAATCTTTTGGGCGTCGTTAAAATCCGTGATTGTTGGTGCTTTCGTTGGTTTTGTGGTAAACACACATCCTGTTTTCTCTGCCCTCATGGGCTACAGTGGAACAGATGTGTTGCACATGGTGGAACGCAAAATCAGAAAGAAACTAAGCGTCGGCGAAGCGGAGACTGACACCTATGCTTGAACGTCTTTTCAAAAAGCACCTTCGCAAATGGTTAGAAGAGAGGGCTTTACGGTTACCCGTGTCGGAACGAAAGAAAATAGCCCAGAGGCTTCGTGTGGACGAAGAGTTAGTCCAAGCCGTTGAAGAAGCTATTGTCATTGAAGTTATTCGCAGATTAGATTTGTAACTGCCCCTGAGTTTTTCGTTTCGTTCCCCCTTTGAAGGGGGAACTTTTTTATTGTGGGTTTCGTCTAATAAACAAAACGCTTACAGAGAGAGGCTTAGTATGAAAGAGAGGACAGTTCTCAAAATACACATTAACCGTCAGTTGCCGAATGATTGGGGTTACGTTTCCGTTACAGTTGAAGAAGGGATATACGAAGACGACCGAAGAGTTCCGCTTGTTTACACCTTCATTTGCAAAAACCTAGAAGAAGCAAAGGCTTTGCGTAACGAGATACTTTCTCGTTACCCTGACGCCATAGAAGAAATCAGACAAGAAGTGAAGGGAGACCTGTAAAAATGAAAAACGCAACCGATTACTGCGACGTCTGTTGCAGGGAAGTGCCCAAAGCAGAGAAGCGCAAAGTAGCAGGCGTGGAGATGTCTTTTTGTCCTTACCACGTCAGGCGTTTCTTTGCTTTCCATCCGTTCATTTACATTGACGGATGGACTGGAACCGATGAAGACGTCGGCGAACTGAACGATAACGTCGTAGTGGTTTCGTGTCGTTCTACGCCGTTAGACGAAGCGTTTCCTGAAGAGTATTCGGCGATGCTTAGCGTTCTGCGTCATGCTTCAAGTGCCTTATATGGCGACCGCACAGAACGACGCGGAATGATTTACATCGTATTGAACTCACCACTCACAGTGTCGGCTTGGTATGGCGGTTTGCTTCCCGACCTGTCGCGTAACTTTGTGCGTCCTGCCGTCTGGGTGAACAGTTTAGACTACACCGTTCGCATAGGCGAAGCCGTTTTAGGCATACGAAAGTTCATCAACATGCAGAAAAACGCTTTTCCGCCGACGCAGGTGTTTCAGTTTAGGGGTAAGCCCAGCCCAAAGACGATGTTGAACATGGCATGGAACCTATGGCGCAGGCAACACGAAGCGTATTTATTACGCAGAAGCCAAGCCGAAGATTAGGCACAAAACAGCAAAGGGGGTAAACGAAATGAAGTCTCTAAACAAACCTGAGGTTAACGTCACATTAAAACCAGAACGCTGTTCCGTTCATTTTAGCGACGGCACTTTGTTAACGGTTACTGTTGACGGCGCAATAAGTTTCAAAAACGCCGAAACGTCGTTTGCGTATGAACCGTCGCGTTTAAAAAAGAACCAGACCAGTCTAGAAAGCTTAGACGAAACCGTTTTTACTTCCAAAACGATAAATCTCAGGGAAGGTTTCTTTTTCAACATTCGGGTAGAAAAAACCGAAAGGCTAAGAGTAGACGTTTTCTTCTCTGAGGCAGACGAAGCTGGAACATTGGTTAGCGGTTGCTTCATCACAAAAGAAGCAACGTCTGCTAACGACTGGGCTGTGAGTTTCGTCAACAGCGACAGGTTCCTTATCAATCTGTCGGAAGTGTTGGTCACCGAATAAGCCAAACGCAACAGAAAGGGGGCAACTCCAATGCAACGACCGATGGAACTGACGCTGTTCCAAAACGACTGGGTGTTGAAGACCAACCATGTCGCTATTCGTTTCGGCAAAGACAGGGTGTTTTTTGAAGAGAACGGCGGAATAGAGATAACGGCAACGCCGTATGGTTTCGTAACAGACCCGCAGACGCTGTTGACGCAGACCTATGTGAAGAACGAAAACGAAAGCGCATGGTGGTGTCAGCTACACGAACAGCGTTTGCTTTTGCGTGTGGCGTTTCGTAGAAAGCCCTTAGGCAGGCGTTTTTACGAAATAGACGCTGTCGTTGAAAACGAAGGCAACGAAGAAGACGTTGCTTTTCGGTTGCGGTTAAAACTAAACAACAACGGCGACATTGATTACTTTTTTGTTTCCGACACACGTTTAGTTGACGATTTTCTGCGCAGGCTAATGTTGTTGCTGTTGTGGAAGCAACAGACTGTGCAGATGTCCAGTGTGTAACACACACACAATTACAGCAGAGGCGGAGACTGACGGATGCCGTCTCTGCTTTTTTTGTGTTTGTGGAAAGGCTGGAAAACCGTCGGAAGCGGGTTTTTATATTAATATAAGTGTAAGGTGCTTTACGGGTATTTATACTTGTTTTTGCCGTAAGGTCTAAAGAAGCCGTTCGTTTTGAGGCATAATAAGAATGGAAAACCAAAAACCAAAAGGGGGATACGAAAATGTTCGGACGTTTCTTCAAGCAAAAGCAAAACCAGTTAGACGCCTATGGTGTAATGTATCTGCATGTTCAGAAAGACGGTAAGCCGTTTTGCATTCTGAACATCGGGAATGCCTTATGCAGAGTGATAGGCGAAACTGGTTACGGCATTACCTTCGTTCCGAAGGAGAAACGGTTTTGCGTCTGGGGTACGCATGACTGGGACTTCGGAAACTTGGAACAGGAACAGAGACTGTTGAAACTAGAAGCGAACACCAAGCAGGCAGAAGAAGCCGAAGAAACCGAAGAAGAGTTAGCCAAACCCGATGTGTATTCTGTCG